CCCCACTCCCCCCCCAGCCGAACTGTATGGGAGTGAGGTCGAAGGCCATATCGGGTGGGCCTATCCTTCCCGCATGGTCTTTTAAGCCTCCATGAAAGGCTCCCATACGCTTGCTGCTGCGGGAGTCACACATCCGAGGTAGGGTTCAACTTTTATAGATGTATGCATGCACACACCCACCCCAAGTAGCCTTGCTCAAGGGCACCTCTTTAGCTATGACTCCAAACAACACAAGCTCCCGCCAACCGCAACAAAACAACAAAGTGTGAAATGGCCACACCAACCAAAGAAGGGCAGAGGATCACTAACACCTCACTTATTTGGCATACTTTAACAAACTACCCATTGCTCCAATCGCTCCCCCAGTGTAATACCCTTGCACCACGCTTTTCCCGACGTTCAACGTCTTTTTGCCCAAATTCCACCACCAATCGCGATCCTTTTTCTTCAGATAATTGATGACGCATTCCTTATCACAGGCACTCGGCTTCACGCTAGTCGCATCATTAGTGATACCAATGTTAGCATTAGGTGCCCACTCCATGACGGCTGTTGCGCGGAACTGCATGCCTGTGTTTGCAGGAATCCCAATCGCCACTACAATCAGAACATTATAATCTGAATCATCAGCAGCCACATTAGGATTATTCACTTCAGAATAACGCGCGTCAAGATCACCCGGCGACCAACGTACCTCTAATGGTGCCATTAGGGCTTGTGAACAGCTCACGCTTTCACTACAAAGGGAAATATAATCATTTGGTGACAACGTGGCACCTGAGCGTACCGCTCTGGCGTTCACAATACCAAAATAAATAGTTCCCGTTGCAGTATTGGGAGCTGACACTGGCCTCACAGTGGCACAAAATGCAGCACACCTGGTCTTGGAAGCATTGGTGTTTAGGAATGGGAGACCCGGGAAAAATGTGCCATAAGTAACTGCGGCAGTCGTCGCACTAGTCACTGCACCAGCTTGGTACAGTCCTTGTGTTCCCGGCCGCCAGATCATTATGGCACATGTTTCCGTCGCGCCGTTGCCAACAGTATTGTAATTAGTAAACCTGTTGATAAAGCCGCGGTCTCCAGGGTACACTGAGGGAACTAAATCAGCGCCACATGGATCAGCATACATAGCAGCTGCCTGGAGAGCTTCTTTATCAAGCTTTCCGAGTTCAAGCTGCTTGTACATGCCAGTCATCTTACGCTGATATTGAGAGGAAGCCTTCACCTTCTTTACCTTAGTCTTTGCCATATTTATTTATTAAACACAATTTCACACAATGACTCACTCACAAATAACGGGTAACTATCGGGGGATATTTGCGGATTATATACAAGAGCATCCTGGGGCGTGTCGTACGTGGTCTTCGGTAAATCTTTGTAAAAGTCCTCGACCAACACCTGTTCTGAGCCGGTGATGCCAAAAGCACGATGGAAGCTGGCGCGGGCCTCATCGGTGATGTGCGTTGTGCCACTAACACACCCCTTAGCCTGCCAAACCGTACCACTGTGCCTGTAGTCACCATAAAAGTTGCTTTTACCCCTCGGTGCTTCGCAACTCAGAAACTCATAGAATTCGCCAAATATGGGCAGTCCCTTTGACCACACCTTCCCACATTTTGATGTTGCAGACCTGATGTGTTGAATTTCCGACAATGTGCGGCCAACGTGAACACCATCCGTAAATAGTGCTTTAAACACGTTTCTACACATCGTGTACTGTTCCCCGTTCCATACAGGTCTACACTGACAGAACTCTATCTGTTCCAACTCAAACGCCGGCTTCTCCACCTTCATAGTGAAGCCTCTAGCCCGAAACCACTCCTCCAAACCATCTAGGTACCTGGCCAAATCAGCCCTCTCCATGAACACGACACAATCATCACCATCATTAATCAACTTGACGGTAACACCCAGCTGCCTGGCGTGTTCCCATACCAAACCAGTCATGATGAGACAATTTCCAAGAGCAGTGTTCATATCACCGCTCATCCTGCCACCTCTGTGTTCATACTCAACCAGATGGTTTTCAACATAGCAACGCCCCCTATTGACCAACTGCCTTTCCAGAAGCCTCGCTAACTTGCCATCACATTCCTCTCTGGGATAACACCGCATATAAACGGAATGCTCCCACATCAGCGCCAATTCTGACACGTGCTGGTCAAATCGTGATGCATCCAAGCCCACAGCCACCGGATCATTAAATGACTCCCACTTCTGTTGGATCAACACCCCCCTTTCATTGAAATTGAGGCCCTTTGCTATTGTGGTTTCACCCCAGACACGAGCCACCGCTTTATACAGCAAATGCTCTATGGGTTTAATGTACCTACCTAACTGCACACAATACTTGGGGGATCTTGGGGAAATTAATCTAGGTGCAGGGTCCACTTTGCTCCAAGAGCAGATCTTCTCATCTTTGATGAAGAGTGCAATATCTCCATCAATTGGCTGCAACCCGTCCCTGACCAATTGCTCAACTGCTGATTCATACCGCTTCCGCTTGGGCCCATCGTATAACTGGACGAATTCATCCAGTGTGATGGGGGCATCAAACTTCGGCATCTTCCTCAACAGTCGCGATCGGTACTCTTCAAGGTCAAAGACTTTCGGTCTGGGTGGAAAGCAAAAGCCCCCGCGCCCATCCGACACCATCTTCAACCTTTCCCCAATCCCACGCAAGACATTGTCTAGGGAATTGTTGTGAGTGTATACAATCCCAGGCGTAGGCATCCTACGGTCCATGACAACGAACCGCTCCTTCTTCTGACCCTTATCATCATCCAGTGCTCGCACCCTTACCCCTGGTATGTTATCTATAACGGGTCTGCTATCATAACCAGGAACTTGCACCAGGCATCCCTATTTCCATCCCTCCACAAACTTCCTCTCATTATAAAACTCCATGCGTGCCTGCTTCTTCACCTCCCTACTGGACTTCTTGTCCTGGGCCACGCATTCATCAGTGGGCAAGAACGCCATCTCTATAGTGTCCCGAAGGAACACATCCATCTTGTGCAGATCACTACCAATCTGCGTCCGATACGTCTCGCGCCACTGTCCCAACAACCACCTGTGAACAGCCCCCCTGTTAAGGGGAGTGTCCTGACACATCTGTACAAAGAGGAACCGAACCTTGGCGGCCCGGGCCCACTTCGCACAAAAGGTTTTGTGCTGCCGTCTCCTGATTGTCGTCATCTCCGACACCTCAGGTGCAACACCACGACGGATGGAATGCGAATGCACCTCAGTGAAGGCATTCAAGGGAGTCTTAAGGGTGGATGGTGAATTCAACACGTTCAAATCATCCTTGGCATCCAGAATCAGAGCCCTTCTGCGACGCCTCCAAGCCAGAAACGGTTTGATGATGCACGATTGAGCAATACCAACGACAAAAGTCGCCTGTACAAGTTGTTGAATCGCCATGAGTTAGGATGTGCAGTTTACGGTCAT